GCTCCTGACCGACGCTCAGGCCATCCAGTCGGCAGCCAACGCCCTGGTGGCGTTCCTGACTCCGGCTCCTCCGGCTCCTCCGGCAGCTCCGGCTTCCGATCCGGCCCCGGCAGCCTAGATGACCGGCGACGCAATGCAGTGGGATGGGACAGAGCAGGGGTTCGAGGCGATCTGCGAATGGACCGTCGGCAAACCCCCGCTCGCCCTTTCGCTCTGCAAGGGTACGCACATTACCGTGCCAACCCGGTACGGCGGCCGGACGATGCTGCCCGGCTGGTGGCTGGTACAGACCGGGCCGGGTCGCTACTTTCCATCTCCGGCCGGGTAGACCCTGCGGAACTTTCCCCGCCTCCGGAGAACCTGCCAGAGGCGGGGAAATTCCCGAAAAGGGGAAATTGCCCAGGACGCGCCGCTGGAACCTGCGGTGAGGGGTTGGGCCGAGTTAAGAAGTGTGAAGTTCACAAACGCCCGCTAGACGGCAAGAAATCGATTTTAGGAACGGGGCGAAGACGCCCGAACAGGTCGAAAATCCTATGGAACTTTTACAAGGCAAGAAAACGTACCTCGCCGCCGGGCTTCTGGTTCTCCTGGGAGTCAATCTGATTTTGGCCGGGCAGCCCTCCGTTGGGATGCTGGCGATCCTCCAGGGACTCGGTCTCGTCGGCCTGGGCGACAAGGCCAACCGGCACCAGTCGGAGATCCTCGCCGCCATCCAGGACGCGGGACGGATCGCCGTGGATCTCGAAACGAAGAATCCGGCGGCACTGAAAGAAGATGGTTCGGCCTTCGTCCGGCAGGTGATGTCCGTGCAGGAGCTGAAGGACCGCTTGACACCTCATGGCTGGTATCCCCCGGAGGAAGCCACCGCCGGGTCTCCTCCGGAGCGCGCTGGCTGGGTTGGCGGAACGCTGCCCAGCGCCGAAGACCTGGACCAGGTAGCGCAGGAGTCGAAGGCTGCAGCTGCCACCGCCGGGAGTAGCCAGTGAGCAGCCAAGGCCTCTCTCTCGACCCGAGCGCCGCGCCGGGCTGGATGAGGAAGCTGATTGTGCCGGGTATGATCGGCCTGATGACCGGGATCGTGCTCCAGTTTTTTAAGCTTTTCGATGCCCGGCCGGACCAGGCCATTGAATTATTGAAGGCGTGGGGACCGGCATCGCTCCTGGGGACTTTGGCGCTGGCGGTGATTGCCGGACTCCTATCCCAATTGATGGATGTGGCGCGCGACGGTGTGGCTGCGCAGCGCTTAATGGCTGACTCTATGGGCCGCATCGCCGATAAGGATGACAGGCAGATCCAGGAGATTCAGACTTTGGCGTCTTTCACCGCGCAGGAGTCTCGTGGGACCCGGCAGCAGTTGGGAGAGGTGGCCGTCGAACTAAGACGCAATAGTGAGTATGTGCGCGAACTGGTCGAAAGGCTGAGCGAGCGCGAATTGAGAAAAGACGAAAAAGCCAAGGGGGCAAGTGCGTGATGAGCGAAGTTGAGATCGATCCGGCAATCACCCGCCAAATGCGGGGCGACATCCTGAAGCTACTGAAGGGACGCCACGACTCGCAGATGTCGCGCATGGACGATGTGGCGTTGACGCACGCTCTGCAGTCGCTCGCCTACCAGCGGATCGGCGTCTTCATTATTGTTACCATGCTCCAAGACATGCGCGACCGCGGCTTCGTGCGTTACTCCGAGACCCGCGATTGGTCCACCGGCCGGGTCCGGCTGGAGAAGATCGAGCTCACCTCCGCCGGACGTGACCAGGTGGAGCACACGCCCGGAGTAAAACGCGATCCGGCGGTGGAACTCTGATGCCGCGCGAGCCGCACCCGGTACCGAAGCGCAGGCCGAAGACGGGCGAGGTGCGCCAGCTCAACCGTCCGCTGAATATCGATTTGCTGCCAATCGAAGTGCGCGACGAACTGGTTAAGCTGCGCAACGAGGGAAAGACGTGGCCCCAGCTTCAGGAGTTATCGCAGAAATTAGTGAAATGGGATGGCCTGCCGACGAACGTCCTGGAGAAGTTTCCGGACCTCTATATCCCGCACACGAATCTCCATCGCTGGTATGACCTGCGGGTAGCGCAGGTGCGTAAGGAAGTCCTGGCCGAGTCGGAGACGGCGCGAGCCTTTGCCGAGAAGCTGGGCGCGGCGGGCGTCGAGAACGGCTCTGAGATGGTGGTCAACGCGATGCGCGACCAGGTGTTTCAGTTCACCAAGGACATCGACCCGAAGAGCAAAATCAACTTCCTGAAGTTCCTAAACCAGCTCGGGCTGACCATGACGCGCTTCCAGCGGGTGGCGATCCAAGGCAAAAAGGTAGATGCGGAACTGGCCAAGATCGATGCCGAGCGGGCGCGCGCGGCGGCCGAGGCCGGAGATCCGCGGGAGATTTACCTGCTGGCTACGCAGGACGTGCTGAAGAAGCTGCGCACCCGCGAGCAGCTGCGCTCAGTGATCGATCCCATCCGTGAAGAGTTGATCCAGGAGCTGAGCCATGGCGCTGAGTCGTTCGCAAAACAAATCGAAGCGTCAGCGTCGTGACGAAGCCGGCGCGAAGCTCCGGGCCATCTTTGAAGGAGTGCCGGGAGAAGCGCAGGCCAAGCAAGCCGACGCCGAGACCGTCCTCAAAGAAGCCTGGCAGCTTGCTGGAGAGATCACAGACTTCGCGCTGAAGTACCTGCGCCATTTCATGCTCGACCCGAAGTCCGGGCTGCTCATCGAGCCGGCGGAGTTTCACCGCGATCTCTACCGCATCCTGCTTACCGAGCAATACGCGGCCATCGCCGCGCCCCGCGAACACGCCAAGTCCACCGTTGTTTCCGTGATCTTCGTGCTGTACTGCATCTGCTACAAGCTGCGGAAGTTCATCGTGGTGATCAGCGACACCCAGCCCCAGGCGGCGTTGCAGATCGCGGCGGTGAAAGAGGAGATTGAAAACAATAACGCGCTGCGCGAAGACTTCGGCGACCTGGTGGGCGACCGCAAGTGGGACGTGAACGATTGCCGGACCTCGACGGGCATCACGCTGGTGGCGCGCGGCGCCGGACAGAGCTTGCGTGGATTGCGCTTCCGCCAGTGGCGTCCGGACCTGGTGATCTGCGACGACTTGGAAAACGAAGAGGCAGCCGAGAACCCGGACACGCGCGACAAGCTGAAGCGCTGGTTTCTGGGCACGGTGATGAACCTGGGTAAAGGCTGCCAGGTATTCGTGATCGGAACCATCCTGCACTTCGATGCGCTGCTCAGCGAACTGCTCGATGAGGAGAAGTTCAAAACCTTCGTCAAGCGGAAGTATGAGGCGGTCGATGATGAGTGGACGCCGGAGAGCGTGCTGTGGCCGGCCAAGTGGGATATCGATTCGCTGCGGGAAAAAGAAGCGACCATCGGATCGGTGATGTTCAACCAGGAGTGGCGCAACCGTCCCATCTCCTCGGACACCCAGGTCTTTCAGGAAGCATGGATTTTGGCGCACGCCTTCCGGCGCGAGGAGCTGCGCACCCGCGAGCTGCAGGGCGAGTCATTCTTTAAGGTCACCTATCACGATCCGGCCATCAGTCAGAAGCGCAAGGCTGACTTCTTCGCTTCGGTCACATTGACGGTGGATTCCAAAGGCTACTTGCTGGTAACCCGCGCGGAGCAGGCGCGGATGCCCTTCGGTAAACAGCGCCAGTTCATCCTGGACAAGTTTGACGAAGAGCATCCTCTAGCAGTCGGCATCGAGCAGCAGGCGTACCAGGAAGCGCTGAAGCAGGAGATGGAAGAAGTCGGCCGCGAGACCGGGCGCTACATTAACATCATCGGCGTCAACAATCTCACGGACAAGTTTCTGCGTATCTCTTCGATATCCTCGCTGGTGGAGAACGGCACTATCCGCTTTTGCCTGGATGGAACACAGAAGACGCTGATCTCACAGCTGCTGTTCCTGGGCAAGATCAAAGACGATCTGGCGGACGCGCTGCAGGGCGCGGTGGCGCTTGCCCGGCAATACAACTTTGCCGCCGCCATCGCCAGCTCCAGCGTGCAAGTGGGCGGTCGTGATCCCATGACGCGGGGCGTGCGCGTGTCAGAAGAAATGAACGGCCGCCAGACGGCGGCAGACTTTGTACAGCGCGATAGGAGATCGTTATGGCGTTAATCCCGCACCGCATTGTGGAGTGGTTACAGAACCAGCGTCAGCCCATGTTGTCACCGCTTGATTTAAGTGAGGCGCGGCGCGCACTGCCAGCTGCTCCCGTCCAGCTCGCGGCCGAGGCCGTCGCCCCACAGCTCTTTACCCTGACCACGGGCGATGCTGAGGATCCGGCCTTCCGCCGGATTACCTCGCTGGCCACACTGCGCGACCTGAACCCGCTGATGCATGACCGCATGTTACAGGTGTGCTACTTCCTGCGGGTCACCACGCCATTCGGTAAGCGCATTGTGGAGATCATCACCAGCTACGTCGTCGGCAAAGGCGTCCGCGTCACGGCCAAGGACCCGGCCGTGCAGGATGTGATCGACGACTTCTGGAAGGATGAGGTCAATCACATGGACCAGACGTGCCGCGACTGGTGCGACGAGCTGACCACTTTTGGTGAACTCTGCATCCCCCTGGTGGTCAATCCCGTGAGCGGCAAGGTACGGCTGGGCTACATCGATCCCATGAACATCGACACCATCCAGTTCGCGGAGATGAAGACGCAAAACACCAAGGTGGGCATCAGTTTTGCCTACGCCGTCCACGTCCGCCGCGAGGTGGGCGAAAAGCTCGGGCCTCCGATGGAGATCGTCCGTCGCGTGGACGATCCGAACAATGCAGGCTGGGGCACGTTGCAGGGCGAGTGTTTTTATTTCGCGCTGAACAAGGCCAAGTCCGCCAGCCGCGGCTTCAGCGAGTTATTCTCACTGGCGGACTGGATCGATGTCTTCGATCAGATGATCTTCGACTTTGCCGATAAGGTTCGCTTCCTCAACTCGTTTGTATGGCATTACACCGTCGAGGGCGCCGACGACAAGCAAACCCAGAAGTTCAAGGACCAGTTGACCAAGGAACCGCCGAAGCAGGGCGGCGTCCAGGTCACCAATGAAAAAGTAAAGATCGAGGCGCAGACGCCGGACTTCAAGGGCGAATCCATGTCGTCCGGCGCGCAGATGGTGAAGTTGTATGGACTGGGCGGAGCGGGCTTGCCGGCCTGGTTCTTCGCCGACGGCGAAAATGCCAACAAGGCGATTGCCGAGGAGATGAGCGGGCCAACGGGAAAAAAGATTCAGGACCGGCAGAACCATCTCGGCGAGTCGTTGACCCGCGTGCTGGACTTCGTTATCGAAAAGGCGATGGAAGCTGGCGTCCTCTCACAGTCGACAGACACCACCTATTCGATTGAATTCCCGGAGCTGGCATCCAAGGACCTGCAGAAGGCCGGAGCCACGCTGGGCGCCGTCTCCACTGCGCTGGCCACCGGGGTTGATGAGGGATGGATACGCAACGAGACCGCAGCCCGCGCCTTCCACACTGTGATGGGCGAGATCGGCGTGGATATCGACGACTCCAAGGAAGAGTTCGACCTGGCACAGCAGGAGAAAACCGACCGCGCGGCCAACTCGCAGACGGACCTCTTCGCGCAGGGGCAGCTCGCCCAGGCGCTGCAGGGAAAGCTCCCGGCACTTCCTGCCCCGCAGCCAGCGGTGGCACAGACCGATCCGCAGGCCGATCCGTTCGTGGAGGCGTAATGGCGGACTCGCGCGCCCAGGACTACGCGGCCAAGCTCGATCAGCTGCTGGCCGATGCCAAGCAGCTGACTCCGGAGGCGGAGAAGTCCGTGCGCACCCTCTTGGAGCAGATGAGCCGCGAAGTCCTCTCCGACATTGTGCGCACCGATCCGGCGAGCTATACCGCCGCGCGGCTGAAGGCCCTGAAGGCGCAGATCGACCGCTTGACTGCCGAGTTCGGGCGCCAGGCGGCGGCGCGGATCGGCGCCATCCAGCAAAAGGCGTACGCCGAAACCTGCGTTGCCGTGGATGCCACGGTGGCGGCCGGTACCGGCGCGGTGATGATCCATCCGGTCATCGACCGCCAGGCGCTCGCGATTGTGCAGGGCTATACGGCGGACCTCATCACCGGCGTGTCGCAGCAGGCTGGAACGCAGATCAACGCGGCCATCCAGCGGGCGTACATGGGCGGCGCAAGTCTGACGGACCTGGTGAAACAGATCGGCACGGCGCTGGCCGATGGCGAGTTCACAGGCTTGTTCTCGCAGATCGGCGAGCGCGCCTCGATGATCGCCATGAACGAAACCATGCGGGTTCACTCTCTGGCCTCGCAGGCGCGCATGACGGACCTGGTGACACGCACTCCGGAGCTGCGCAAGGAATGGATGCACATCCCGGCGGCAAGAGTTCCGCGCTTGACGCACATGCTCGCCAACGGCCAGACCCAGAAGGTCGAGGAACCCTTTCACGTTGGCGGCGAGGACCTGATGTACCCGCGCGATCCCTCGGGATCTCCGGAGAACACCATCAACTGCCACTGCATTTCGAGGCCGTGGCTGCCCCCGGAAATTCTGAAGCCGACGGACCAGGAGCGCGCGTTGCTGAAGGCCCATGGAATCTCGGTGTCCATTGCGCATTAACGCGGGGAAAAGGCTTGATGGATTCGCTTTTTATCCAAGCTACGCCGAACGTTCATAGACCTTGACTCGGTACACCTAAGCTGATCACTGAAGCACAGGACGTGCACACGAGGAGCAACCGATGGCAACCGAGAACGTCAACACACCTGCAGCCCCTGGTCACTTGCCCGCGAAGATCCAGAGCCAGTGGACGGCGAGCTACACCAAGGCATTCACCCAGGCGCAGCGCGATTTCCCCGATGACATCCGTTCGCAGCGCACCGCGGCGTTGAAGGCCGCGAACCGGCTGCTGAGTATCCCCGCTCCCACTTCGGCGGATGAGATCAACGCCTTGAAGGATTGGCAAGTGTTGAGCCGCGGCGAACGCGGCGGCGTTGTTTTCTGTGTGACGGCTGACGGCCAGAAGTATTCGTTCCCTGTCGCTGCTCCGGACCCTGCGTCCAAAAAGTAACGAGGTGAACGTGAAGCAACGAATTCTCATGATTGCCGCGGAAGCCGATCTCTCGCTCGACGAGGAGAGGTCGCGTCTCTGCGCTGCCATGCAGTCAGTCTTTGGGAATAGCGGCGACGACTACTACATCTATGAGGTCTTCGACGACTATCTGATTGCCCGCGGGCCGGGCGGCGATCTCTATCGCATTCCGTACACGTTCCTGGGCGATGAGCCGAAACTCGGCGACGCGCAGAAGGTCACCACGGCGTACGTTCCGGTTGCCGAGGCTTGCGTGTTCCTGGCAGGCGAAGCGGGTTCGGAAGACGGTAACCGCTTCCCGATTGTGGTGATGAAGGCCGGGTGGGCGACGGGTGCCGTGGGTGGGAGGGCTGTCGCGCATTACTACCCGCCGGAGTTCGTTAAGAGGGTGGCCGAGTCGTTCGCGGCTGGAAGTAAGCCGTTCGGTCGCCGTCATCCTGATCAGCGAGGTCCCGATCCTACTGGCGCGTCCGACCCCGAGCGGATCGCCGGCTGGGTGGATAGTGAAAGCTTTGACGGGGAGCGCGCTCTGGCCTACGTCAACTTGTTCGCCGCTGAATCCGATTTGAGCGCCAAGCTGAATGAGGCGCGCAAAAACAAAAAGCTCGATCTCTTTGGCGTCTCGGCGCTCGCCCTGATCGGCTGGAAGTCGGGCGTGATCGACAGCAAGCCGTGCCTGGTTGCCGAGAGCCTGGAAACGTTTTATTCCGTCGATCTCTGCGCCCGTGGCGGCGCAGGCGGGGCCTTTATTACTGCCAACAGCGCCATGGGCAACGCCGCGTCGGCGCTGCAGTCTGCCGCAATCCAATCCTCAAACACCAACCAGGGCGGCGCGTCGCGCGCTCGCCACGAAGGAGCCGCGATGAAGGAAACTCTTCGCAAATTGCTCGAAGCGCTGGGTAAAAAGAATGCAGTCAGCGCTGCCGGGCTGAGTTTGAAATTTGCCCTTGCGACGGAAGCGGAATATCCGGCGCTCGTTACCGAAGTTGCCGAAGCCCTGGCTACCGATGGAACCGCCGCGCAAGCGACACAGAAGAACGTTACCGCGGAAGCTATGACCATGTTGGCCGAAGCGCAGCGCATCCAATCGCGCAACCGCGTCGAGATGAAGCTGGTGGAGGCGAAGTTGCCGAAGCCGGCAGAGAACCTGGCACGCACCCACCTGGAGTCCGCGCTGGTGGCCGAGGCGAACCTGGCCGACGCCGCGATCGATGCCGAGATCAAGGGCACGCGCGATGCGTTTGCCGCTTTTGCCGAAGTGGGCCGCGTACACGCCGGAGTGATCGTCGGGCATGACTCCGTCGAAAAGCTCGGCATCGCGATGGAGTGCTCACTGGGTGTGAAGGAATCGATGGGCAAAGGCATCCCCGCGTTCAAGGGATTGAAGCAGGCCTACATCACGATTACCGGCGACCACGATCTTAGCCGGTTGCACGCGGGTGGCTTCAGCGGTCACATGCTGGCGTCGGAAGCCGTGGTGACCGGAGACTTCCCCAACCTGCTGTTGAACTCGATGACCAAACGGCTGCTGCAGGATTATGCCGAGATGGAGATCGACGGCCTGGAGATGCTCTATGACGCCGTGAACATCGCGGACTTCAAGCTGCAGGATCGGGTTCGCGAAGGTTACTTCCAGGAGCTGCCGATCGTGGGTGAAAGCAACCCCTACACGGAAGCGACCTATCCCACGGATGAACGCGTGAACTATGCCGTGCAAAAACGCGGCAACCTGCTCACGGTCTCCGAGGAAACCATCCGCAACGACGATCTAGGCGCTATCGCCCGCTTCCCCGGACGCCTGGCGCGCGCCGGCCGCTGGACGCTGAAGAACTACATCACCAGCTTCTTTGCCAGCAATCCGGCGTACATGGCGGATGCGGTGGCCTGGTTTAATGCCGGCCACAACAACCTTGGCGCCGTAGCCCTCAGCCAGGACGCCTTGATCGCCGTCGAAATCGCGCTGTTGATCCAGACGGAAAAGGACTCCGGCGAGCCGCTTGGCCTGTCTCTCGACTGGCTGATGGTCCCGCCGCAGCTGGCCGCAACCGCCCGCCAGATCAACCAGACGAACACGGCTGGCTCCAACGCGTTCTTCCAGCGCTTTGGCGTGAATAACGAACGCATCATCGTCAACGAAAAGCTGACGGACGACAACGACTGGTACTACGGCACGAAGCAGGAGAACGCTCCCTTCCTGGAAATCGGCTTCCTGGACGGAATCAAGCAGCCGCAGATCTTCCTGGCTAACCAGCCGACGATCGGCACCCAGTTCACCGCCGACGAGCTGCAATACAAGGTGAAGTTCGTCTTTGGCGGCGCGATTATCGACTACCGCGGCGTAGGCAAAAACGTCGTAGCCGGCTAATCCCGGAGCGAGTGGAAACGGGGCAGGCGTTCTGCGCCTGCCCCCTCTTCGAAAGGGAGAGACTTCGATGCAGGATAGTTTTCGAAAGAGTAACCTGACGCTTCCTCTGCCCGCGCTGGCTGTGGCCAATGGCGTTGCAACCTATATCGCGCAGCACACCGCCCGCATCCACCGCGCGCAGCTCTGCCTGTCGGACACTGGCACTGGCGCCGGAGCCACTTCGGTCCGGGTCAACGTCAATGGCGTCGATGTGACCGGCCCCGGCGACTTGAGCATTGCCCAGGGTGCGGCGTCAAAGGCGGTTGATATGTCCGTTGCCGGAGGCTCCAACCAGTTCCCCGGCGGCGCGCGTATCAACTTCGGCGACGTGGTCACCATCGATGTTACGGCCGTGCCGGCAACCACGGCTCCAAAGGCCGCATTTGTCGTTCTCGACCTGGTCCAGGTCGACGTTTAGGGAGATTTGAGCGATGCCTCCTCCGTATGCAATCAGCGATTTCACCAGTGCGATGCCGTCCATTGTGCAGGACGGCGCGGACCGGCTTGGCGCGCTGGATGCGTATGCAATTTCGGCGATTCTGAACCGCTATTCGAAAGATGCCCCTCTGGAGATAGTCTCGGACATCACCGGCAACGGAACGAACCTGTTACCGCTGCCGGTGGACCCGGCTGGAGTCGCCATTTTTGATCCGCTGTTCTCGACGATCCGGAGCGTCGAGTTCCCCATCGAGCAGATGCCTCCGGAATACGTGCTCGATTCCGACCTGTGGTTGTATCGCACTCCGGCCGGCTACTTCATTGCGTTGAACTTCGATACGCCCGGCCCCACGGACACGATGCGGGTGCTTTGGACGGCGGCGCACGCCCCCAGCGGGGCAACGGTTCCGCAAAAGGATTTCTACGCCGTCGTCGATTACGCCTCGTCGCTGGCGTTGGAATCGCTCGCCGCGTCCTACGCGCAAACCGGCGATCCGTCGCTGGCGGCCGACGTGGTCAATTACCGCTCCAAAGCGCAGGAGTACTTGTCGCTGGCCAAGGCCATCCGCAAGCGCTACTACACGCACATGGGCGTGGAGGAGAGCACGGCGGCAGGCGGTGGAGAAGCTGCTCCTTCGCTAGCCGTGGGCAATCAGTGGCTGGAGCAGAACTCCGGAGTGGACCGCCTGGTTCACGGGAAGTACTCGCGATGACCTGGTCGGCCAAAATTACCGGAGCGGATCAGCTGCCTGCGGAGTTGCAGGCGGCTTATCACGCGGGAGTCGTCGCCGGCATGGAGCGGGTCGGTGTCGAGGGGCAACGCCTTGTGCAGGACTTTATTGCCACGCCCTACAACGGCCAGCCTCCGGCTGTGTTCAGCGGA